TTCAAAATACTCCGGTGTAACTGTACCTGCTAAAGATAACTCTCTTAACAAAGGTTGTAAATCATCTATTCTTTTCTTAGATAATTCATCTCCTTCTTTATACATATTACCACCATGTAAATTTCTTCTACACCATTCTATTTGAGCTTTATTAAAAGCCTCAATAAATTGCCAACACTCAATATTATCATAATCTTGACTATCTAATTTATTTAGTCTTTGTTTGAGTTTTAAGAATGCCGTGTTATTTTCCATTTTTTAATATTTATGAATTCCAATATGGGTCAACTTTATCTAATAAAGATAATAGTGTTTCTTCATTCTTTGGATCTTTTAAAAACTCTAAACATTCAGCTGGTCTTTTACCTAATCTAATACCACTATCAATTGGTTCAATCCATCCACCTGCTTTTGTAGTTAAAAATCTATAATATAAACAATCTTTAATTAGTGCTCTAATTTTCAATTCTTCCATATCTAATTTAGATACATCTAAGAATTGTTTAGCAGCTCTTTTCTTATTGTTCTCTGCACCTCTTCCATTAATGTATTCATCCATGTTTTCATACATTACATCATTAGGTGTTGATTTAGTATATTGAACACTGTCAGCATCACATACTTTAGATACATACATTAATTTTGTAGTATCTGAATCATATAAGTTTTGCAAAGATGTCAATGCTCTATTCTTTAATTTAGTTAATTCAGTTCTAGTTGTAAGTGTTTCTTCAACTGTATCTAAATAAAACTTATGGTTATCATTACCTGCTTTTGCTTCTTTCAAAGATTTAGCTACAATAGAAAAACCACCAGCTCTAATTGCATGTAATTTAATTCTATCATATGGATCTAAATGACCATCTAAATACACTGGATCATTACCACATCTTAAAGAAATCTTATCCCAAAACTTAGAATTATCAGGCTTCATTACAGTTAGCTTGTTCCAAAAGTCTTTATCTTCTGGATCAACTTGATTTGCTGCTAATTCAGCTTCTAATTCAGAAACAACTTTTCTGATTTCTGCAATCTTTGCCTTCTTTTCTTTAGGAGGTAACATCTTTACTTCAGGAGCAAACTCATTTAATCCTGTTACATATCTCTTAACTCCATTCATTTCTAAACATGCTAATGACTCTTCATGATATACTCCATCATGCATAGCCATACCATATTGTTCTAATCCCATGTTTTCTTTTGAGGGATTAAAATAAGGACGTATAGCAATAGTGCTAGCCTTCTTTTTGTGTTGATACTTTTCAACAATAGTGTAATCTTCCATTCTTTGGTTTTTTTTAAAAATTAATAATTGTTACTCACGTCAAATAATGCAACTTAATGCACATTTTATTATTACTAATATTTCTAAAGCAAGGTTTTACCCTTGCTAAAGTTTTTGACTTTTAGCCTATAACAATTTTTAAAGCTCCTGCTGTATGATATATATCACCCTTTTTTAAACCGGCTGCAACTGCTGCCGCTTCATCTGCATATGAATCAGAACTGGCTACATCACGTATCCAACTAATTACTTCATTTACATGTAGTAATCTAGCATTTCCTGTTTCTGCTCTTGATACACCTTCATAAGCTGGGCTTTCAAATTGTTGCTTCAGCTTAGTTAATTGTTTTGGTGCTCCCATGATTATTATATTTAAAGGTTAAAAATAAAAAGGGAGGAGGCATAAACCACCTCCCCTTTAATGTTATAGTTCTTAGAATGATCCTCCTGTAACAGGGTTTCTCATTACAATTTTAAGAACTTTAGTTGGATCCTTAACCCATATAGCTGGCATGGTTTGAGTCATATATACTCTGTATCCATTGAACTGACCAGTAGATGCAAATCCTTGAGTTCTTCCCATGTAGTCCATAGTACCATTTTGGTAGAACCACTTAAGTTGATTATCCCAAGAAAGTTTCAACAAGTGAATGTTGTCATTTCCTTCATCAGTTACATCAAAGATAATAAAGCTAAATGAACTTAGAGGTCTTCCATCAATTAATGGATTCTCAATGTCATTAGTGTTTAAGTTATCAAATGCTGGATTCAATACAAACTTAACGTTAGCTAAGAAAGGAATAGTAAAGCTTGTGTAAGCAAAACCATAATCTAGATCCATTCCTGAACCAGATACTGCTCCAATCTCAGAAGCATTTTGTACTAATCCTGAACCATACACTTCATCAGCAATAGCTTTGTTGATTAATTGCATACCACCAATACCTGTTTGTACAACAAGTGATCTTTGTGGGTCTGGTCCTTTGAACTCAACTTTACCTTGGTAGAAGTTATAAAGTTCAGATTTAAACATGTCAAGTGTAAATGAAGACTTGTTATATACTCTCTTGAAAGAGTTATCTAACTGTGCCCATAAACCTACAGATAATCTAATATCATCCGGTCCATCTTGCTTAATTCTACCACCTTTACCCCACATTAGGTAAGTTTCAATATCCGTTGCAATTTTAGATAAGTGAGCTGCTTCCATATTTGTAATGAAAGTTCTTGTTAGAGTTCCATTCTCAAATGCTTCTCTAGCACCCGCTTTACCCATGTTTGCTACTAGTCCTTCAATACTTGGTACTGATGGATTATTTGGATCTGTATTAAAGTTTCTCCAGATTTCAGTAACAGGTACAGTACCATCAGCGTTTAATCCACCTTTGATCATTAAATCTGCTCTTGAAGAAATTGAATAGTGTACGTGTGCTTCTGCTCCTCCTACAAAGTTGTAGAATTCACGGAAACCAGAACCTGTTTCAATGTCAGAGAATCTTTCTCCGTACTCACCTCTTGCAGAACCTTTTCTGAAGAATTTAGTACCTTTAGCTAAATACTTGTTATCCAAGAAAGCTGTGTTATTGTTGTTAACTAATTGAACAGTGTAAACAAAACCGTCACCAGCTGGGATAATATCATCCGCAGTAATGTACAATTCTAATCCATTATACTTATCATAAGTAATAATGTCACCATGTCCAAAAGTTCTCTTGTTGATCTTGATCTTAAATAGAGTTCCATCTACACCTTTGCTAGCATTAGCTGGTTCAATGTCTGCTACAATATAAGGAAGATCCTGTGCAATAGGAGTTTGCCACTTGTACTCACCTCTAGCGTTATCCACCATGATAGTATTCTTTCCACCAAAAGAAGCCATTTGATATAAAGGCATTTCTACCTTTTGGGTCATAGCCCATAAATCAATTGGTCCCATATCCATAGGCTCAGGGTTACCAAGCATTTGGGTAAGGTGATAAGAATCAACATGTGAACTTGCTTTATAGCTTGTATCACGTAGGAAAATCCCATTATTTAAAACTGGAGTTGCCATAATTTTGATTGTTTTTAGTTAATAATTAATTTCAGTTTATATATTTAATGTTAAATTAAATTCTTTTAAATATGTTGGTAGGTCTTTGAATCTTTCTTTTAGAAGTTCTTTTAGCTTCTTCATCTCTTGCTTGAACTCCCAATGATGCACCACCTGCATTTGTTTGCTCACTCTTCAATTTTCTAACCGTTTTCTCAACACTCTTTTGTGCACCCTTATCCATAATCTTTGCTTTGTAAGCTACTGGGTCTTGTAATAACCATAGTGCTTCAGAGATTAATGCATAATTAGGCTCCACAAATTGATACTTTTCTAATAAGTGACCTAATAGATTTGTATTAGTTCCACTTACTGAAGGATAGTTAGGTTGTACTAAACCATTATATAACATAGCTTGAGTCTTTCTATCAACTTTAATATCTCCTAATTTACCTTCTTTCAATGTCTCATAGACATTTTTCATATATTGTTGTGATGCTTGCTCTTGTTGTTTTTTCTTTAACTCTTGTTCTTTGAGTTTTTGTGCAACAACCTTTTCTTGCATCTTATCTAATTTTGGTTTAAACTTAGAAGCTTGTGTTTCAAGTTTACCTAAGTCTTTCCAAATTTCAATTTCTTCTTGTATATCTTCAGCAGTACCATAACCAGTTGCACTTAAATATTCAGTAATGATCTTTTCTTGATCAGATGCTTTTTTAATGTTTAACTCTTTATGTTGTTCTACTTGAGATAATGTAGAAAATAAACCTTTTAAATCTTTACCACCATCAGCTACATATTTTGCAGCTATTTGTAATTCTTGTGGTAAGCTCTGGAAAAATTGTTTTGGAGTTTCACTTCTTACTTGTCTAGCTCTTTCTTCTAGATTAGCTTCAATTAACTCTTCCCAGTCTTTAGCAGTATATTCTTCTAATGATTTATCATCATCAAATGGTACAATCTTATCATCTTTAATAAGTTTACCAAATACATCTGAGATACCACTAATTGCTTTTCTACCTCTTTTTTCTTTTGGTTTGCTTTCTTCTTCTTCTTCTGTTACATCTAAAGAATCTAATATATCTTCTACATCAGATTCTACTTTAGTTTCTGTTTTAGTTTCAGCCTTAACTTCTTCAGTAGCTTCTGCTTCAACAGTTTCTTCTTTTTTGTTTTCTTCTACTTTTGCATCTAAGTCATCAGCATCAGAAATATCTGGATCAGCAAAAGACATGTCAGCTTTATCATTTAAACCAGAAAAAATGTTTTTTGGTTTACTCTTAGTATCTTGAATCATGTCAGCACCACTTGGAGCTGCATTAAAGATTTCATCTAAGTTAATATCTACTTGTTCTACTTTACTATTCACAGTTTGTGTTTGCGTTGCACTCATAATATTTGTTGGTTTTAATATTAATAACTTCTTACATACATAATATAAGAATTCTTTTATTATAAATTGCTATGTTAAACTTAAAAAATTTTCTTAAAAATGAAAATAAAATGCAGTATATAGCTAACGCTTATTTTTTATCTTCTTTTTTTGGAGAATCATACTTGTTTTTATTCTCTCTTGCAATTTGTAGTTTTGTATCAGCAATCTGTTTATCAGCAGCAATTTTTTCTCTTTCAACAGCTAATCTGCTATTCTCCATAGCTTGTTTAGAACTGTTTTCTTCACGCTTCATATTCATTTGCTCTCTATATTGAGTAGTCTCTCTAATCTCTTTCATAGCATCCTGATAATCAGATACTTGATTTTGATTTATATCTACCATAGAACCATATCCTGCTGATCTGATTTCTGCTAATGTAATATCATTTTGTCTGTCTTTCTCATTTTCAGACATTTCTACTTGAAGTTTTTGTTGTTCTTCTTGTTGCTTAGCTTTTATTTGTTGCTCTTGCATTTGACGTTGCTGTTGCATATCCTGCTCTCTTTGCTTCTGTATTCTAGCTTCAGAGTCTTTAAGTATATCTGATACTTCAGCAATTGAGTCAGCTTTAACAATATTACCTAATTCATAAATACTTGCTCCTGTTGTATTATTTGTAAGAGCCATTTGTTTTAGGTTTTCTAATATAGCTCTATGATTAGTTTTAGTAGTTGCAAATACATTAAAATCTCTAAGTAATAGATCAGTACCATTTATAGTAAAATTAACCTTCTCAGCCTCTGTAGAGATATATTGCAATCTTAGGCTTGGATTATTACTGTAATAGTATTGTGCTAAGTCAGTTCTCATTTGATGCACTCTTGGCATTAAATGATCTGAATGCTGTACAAAATACATTTCTGTTTGTGCATAAGATTGCTGCATAGCTTGAACTACACCTGTAGCTGTTTGAGCTGATACAGCACCACCTAAACGCTGTGGGTTAATACCTATAGCATCAAAACATTGTTGCTTAAAATAGTTTGCTAGTTGTATTCTAGACATCAATCTATTTGTTTGCTCCATGTTTAGAGTCTGGTAATGATTGAAGTTGGTGGCATTCTCAGTATTAGTAATTGAAGTATCTAATGGTAACATTTGAAAATCTTTCATTGCTACCCATGCTTTTGAATAATTATTTTTACCCCAGTCTTCTCCCATTGAGTGACGTGGTAAAGCATTCTGATCAAACATGATTACTGTTCCTAATTCATCTATTAGAATGTCTGCAATCTGGTTATTAACCATATTGTACCCAACTTGATATGCTTTCATTAGATCAACTAATGATGTAGATCTAGTGTTTCTATCTGAAAATACTCTTCCTTCTACTGGAAGTTTACATCCATAAAGTGTATTGTTTCCTTTAAATTGAAATGGTAATCTGCCAGGTTTAGTTCTATTAATACCTATATAAATTGGATTAATATTATCACCCATAGTAGATCTCCACATAGCAGGTAAATTAGGACCTATCTTAACACCACCCCATACTTCATTAATCCATATCCAGTCAATATGTTCTCCTGCTAATAAATTTTCTTTAGTTCTTTGTTTAAATATTGATGTATCATAAATAGCCTTTTTAGTTATCTTAAATGTTTCATCAATAATTTCTTGTGTAACTTCACCATCATCTTCAATCTTAGTTAAGTGTCCAACTTTTCTTTGAGTCTTCCAATAAATTGTAGCAACTCTAAGTAAGTTTCCTTCACCCCATGATGATACATCTTCATTCTCATCAAGTATCTCACTAAGTATATCTCCACCATTAGCAGGATCATTCCAGTAATTAGAAGTAAATTGTCTATAAGCTAAACCTGGTGAATTAGTATTCCACTCATGTGATCTTTGCGGGTCATAATAAGCACCATCATTTTGATAACCATTTACTTGATATTGTGCAGATCTAGCAGGATAAATTCTTTGTAATGACTTTAGTTGTTTTTCATCCATCAAATAACCATATCTATCTATTGCATCTGATACAGTCATTAAGTCTATTTTACCAGCATAATTAGAATCAGCAATGTATCTTTGATCTGGAGACTTTTGATAAAATGTTAATACAGGATTCCAGAGTTCTATATCATAGTCATCTTCTAGCATACGGAAATGCCAGAACTCTCTGTCTGCAATAAGCATATCTCTAAAGGCTCTTTCTTCAAGTTCTTGCATTTTGAATCTTTCATCATCTACTGCAAGTTGGTGGGATGCCCACTCTTCTACCATGCTTCTATATGACTTACTAAAAAAGTCTTCTATTTCTGGTAATGATTTTATTGCTTCTGGTGATAATTGTTTTTGAGCTTCTTCAGATGCAGGGTCCATACCCATCTCTACCATTCTACGTACTAAGTTTGCTTCAGCATCTGACAACAGTGCTTCTTCTATTTGCATTCTTTTCTGCTCTAACATCTCATTATAAGATGCATCATCTACTGCTCTAAATTGTACTTTAGAATATCTTTTAGCAAATTCCCCAGTAAGTACATTTATTACATTTGGAACTATTGGATAAAACTTTAACTCTAAAGCAGAATCATTTTCTTTTGTTAAAGTATCCATTAAATCTTTATATTCATTGTCAGGTTCAACAATGTAATCTGATTTATCTATAATACCTTTTGCAAGTTTATAGTTCTTTAATAATCTTCTTGAATTGATACGTAAGAATTCTATTCCTTGTAGCTCTAGCCAATCTAAATTCCATGCTGCCCAATCATCATCTTTTTTCTTATATGGTAAAAATTGTACTGGCTGTGTTAAACTAGAAAATGTAGGCCCGCTTTCAGCTTTGGCACCATTCTTAAGTTGCATTGCATTTAATACTCTCATTTATCTATAATTTTTAAAGCCAGATCTTTTAATTCTAGTACTATTATCTCTTCTATTACGTCCAAGATTCTTAAACGGACTATACTTTAATTTACTTATTTTTTCTGAATTTACCAAGGAATTATCCTCTGATTCACGTCTTTTAGTATATCCTCTGTTAGACTGTTGAATTTTGACAAATGCAATTAATGCACCAAATGCAACTAATCTATCCACGTTAAGTCCAGGATAATAAGCCTGCATTTCTTTTAAAAGCATAGGATCTGGTATTCTTTCTACACCAAAAGTTTGAGACATTACATTACCTTCTGCATCCGTTTCTTCATCAATAACTTCTCTTAAAAATTCAATAGCATATGATATTAAATGACTTTTAAACAAAGTCCCTGTATTCTTCCAACCGTATTCCTGATATACTGTTTTGTTAGATCCTAAATCTTTTAAAAATAATATCTGTTGCTTTGGAACTAAATATCTTTGTTTCTTTCTAGCAATCATATGTTGGATAAATAAACTTATATTGTTTTCTACAATAGTCCATGCATTATACCATTCTATAAGCATCTCAAGTCTTTCATGTGTTTTGTTTATATCATCAAACCTACCACACCATGCTGCTACAATCTTATCCTTTTCTATAAATTGTTCTACATCTCCACTAGCTAATTGTCTAGTTACCTCAATTGCATTCTTATATATAAAAATACTACATAATGAATCTGATGTAGTTGTCTTACCTTCTGATACAGGGTCAATAGAAGCATAGTACATACTAAAACTTGGATTCTTTACAGGTTTTTCCCAGACTACTAATGATCCAGTTTTATCTTCCATTT